GAACGTGAGGAGTATTTCAGAAATGGTTGGGGCGACAGTCGCAACGGTTGCTTCTAACAGTATAACACACCCTGTCCGACACGACAGGGTTTTTTTATTGCCCTTAGCGGTGGGGGCGATGCCGAGTGGGACTCCTAACCATATGCAAGTCTACAAAAGTATCCCAACGAGAGATAAATAGTTTTACAAAATTGAAATTTCAAAACCTTGATTTTCAAAAAATTTTTCCAGCAAAAAAATGGTGAAAAAAGACGAACCAAATAAAGCATTTAAAATTATGGCTCCTAACACAGACATTGTGGACGTAAAGGCAGAAAGTCCTGACGAAATCGCCCACCAGCAACTCTTAGAGAATCCGAAGTACGCAGTAGTGGTACATGACAAGCAAATCGCAAGAATTGTGGATGCCTTAGAGAACGTTGCTATAAAACTCAACGAAATGGAAGATCGTTTAAACGAATTGGAAACACAGACAAGATTTCCGAAGTTTACACACGATGGTCCGCCCGAATCCCCATCAGGTATTAAATATGGATCCTAGAAAGAACTACCAACGTATATTAGATAACTTTGAAGAATTCTGCGATGGATTTGAAGCAGGAGCAGCACAGAGATTCTCAGGACAAGATAATGACAGCAGACAACCAATTGACAATGCAGCAGTGCAACGAGTTACTCCAAGAGTTATCAGAGAGATTAACCACGATGGAGCAGAGAATCTCCTCACTGGAGAAACCTCGTTTGATGTACAAACCTCCCTTAGCGAAGGATCATCAGACGATAGCACAGACTCTTGATTATTTACATAATAGTATAGAAGAGTTAAAAGGATGACTGTTCCCTTCATTAACATATTAGCACCATCAATGGGAGGTATTGGTCCTGTTGAACTTGCTGATATTGGAAAGTTGGGACAGTTATCTGGTAATGGTGTACCATTTTATTCAGGTAGGTTCTATCCTAAGAATCATACGAAGTTTTGGGATGGATTAAAACCAGGACTAATCTCACAGACTCCTCCTTGGATTACATGGGAAGATATAGAGGATACTCAGATTTGGATGGTCTCTGCTTTTAAAGGCGAAAAGATTGTCAGTACTCAGACAAGCATTGACAGAATTGACCTATGGCCTCGTGACCCTGAAGATGGTCTTCCAGTCTGGGAGCAGACCATGTATGACACTCAGGCACAGGGTAGAGGTTGGGGTAATATCAATCCACTCAATCATGCATGGGCTCAAACTGGATCTATTGATCCTGGTGTCAATATCACTCAGAATGTCCTAGGTGTGAACCTTGCCACTCTGGGTGCTTTGGGTATTTCAAAGCTTTCAGGGTATTGTTCTGAGTATGCATTCTATGATCAGGAGTTGAGATTTGCCAATGGTATGTTCTATGGTCAACCGAACATGCAGGTTGATGCAGCAAGATTTGTGGACTTTGATAAGGATGGAAACCCTACGCCGTCTTTAGAGGATTATAAAGAGTTATTCAGGATTAGAGAAGATGGACCTTGGATGTACCGTAACGCCGAGCTTCCTTCACAAGGTAAACTAGAGTTTCCAAATGATGTGAATGGATATCCGTCTCAACCATTCTTGCAAAATGACGGCGGCGGATGGAACTCCGACCAAGAAACTTATAATGAGTGGGTTAATACTGATAGAGATAAAGCAGCAACTTACGGTAACGATAAATGGGATGAATATACAAAATATATTGTAGATGGGACGGACGTGGCTCCTAGGATGGGTCAGATGTTACAAATGAAACCCACTGAACTGGATACAGTGGTCTATACAATTAAAACAGCATGTCAAGTAGTATACATACCCGAAAGTGATTGGTGGGGTGCTGATATTGATAGTGAGACAGAAAGATTAGCAGCGTATGCTCTTACTACTTACGGAGCGTACTTAACTAATCAAATATGGTACTTCTACTTACCTGTACGTCATTCAGCAAGGTTTAGTCCTCAACGTACTGAATTCCTTCTAAATAGAGCTGGTCTTAAACGTAATAGTGACCCTAGTTACATAGCACCATGAAACCAATAGGATTAGCTGGACTACCATTAACTCCACACGGTATATACCCACCCCCAGTGCCTGAACCAGCACCTAAGGGTATGTCTGCTACTGTATTTGTTAATGGAAGACCTGTACACCGTATGGGAGATAAATTCATTCCACATAGAGCATTAGGGTTTCTTGTTGGAACAGAACATTCAGATACATTAATCACTGGAGAACCAACTGTCTTTGCAGATGGCAAGATGATGGCATTTCAAGGATCTACTACAGATCATGGATCACAAGTTGTTACAGGAAGTCATACGGTCTTTATGTGACTTGACACCTGTGTTATAATATAAGAAACTGAAATTTAAGTATGGCATTATACAACAGTACAAACGATCAAATTACTGCGAAACCTAAAAAGACTCGTCAGGGAAATTCACAGAATACAAAACTTTCCGCAACTTCTAGAAATAATCCAAAGAAGCGTTATAGAGGACAGGGTAAGTGACATATCAGGCATTGCCTAAAGAATTACATATAAAAAATAGTTCAGTAGCAGGTCAAGGTCTTTTTGCGAAAGAAGACATACCTGCTATGATGTATCTTGGTATATCACATGTGGTAGTGGATAAAGAAATCATGAGAACACCCCTAGGAGGGTTCGTAAACCACTCTGACGACCCCAATTGCGTTAAATGGTCGGATGACCAAGAATGGGGTAATGTTTATCATATGAAGACGATTAAGGATATTAAGAAGGGTGAGGAATTGTTTTTAAAATATACATTTTATAAAGTATGAAAAAACTAAAGGATAATATATTAATCTTTGATATTCCAGAATCTATACAAGAAGAGATTGATTATTGGGTTACTTGTAGTATCAGAGTTAAGAATCACCCTTTAGCAGATATACGAGCACATGAGAATGTTGCATATCTCTCTAGTGATGGAAGAAAGCATAATTCATATCAATGTGGTGTACCTGCACGTTTGATTGAAGATTCGTTTTGGTTGGCATGGGTATTGAGATTAACACAAGAGCATTGGGGTAAGGGAAGAAATCTCCGTGAGTTCCAATTAAAGAATTGGCCTGGTTATTTTGACAAATATGATCTGTGGACTAACTTTGCGTATAAAGGAGATGACAATCCTCCGCACAATCACTCAGGGTTTGTATCAGGTGTGATATACCATAAGAACCATAATCACCCAACTACGTTTAATGATTTATGTTGTGAGTATGAAGGCAAGAATGGAACTATGATTATGTTCCCCAGTGATACAATACATTCCGTATTACCATTTAGAGGGGAAGAAGAGAGGATAACTTTGGCATTTAATATTTCAGAGACTCAGTTAGTGAGTAAGAACGGATATCAATACTCTGTATAAACTGTCTAAATAACTACTGACTTCGTATATTGTCGGTAAATGGCAGCTACATTGTCCTTCAAGGACATTAATATGACATTTAAAAACCATCCTGTTACTGGTGACCTAGTTGTCAGTAAGGATGGTTCTGCTATTAAACAAGCAATTGTAAATTTGTTATTAACAAATAAAGGAGAAAAACTTTACAATCCTGAGTATGGTTCAGATATAAGAAATTATCTTTTTGAACCAATGGACTATGCTACTTCTGCTCAGATTAAACAAAATATAATGTATACCCTAGGTCAGTGGGAACCTAGAATTGAAATTGAAGAAGTAAAGGTTAATGCAAACTATGATGAAAATGGATTTGATGTTTCATTGGTATATACTATACGAGGTTTAGATAATTCACCCACTGCTGTAGACTTCTTCCTAAGTAGAACGAGATAATGCCATATACTCAATTAAACAATTTAGACTTTGTTGATATCAAAGTTGCTCTCAAAGATTATATGAGAGCACAGACTGATTTCACTGATTACGATTTTGAAGGATCCGCTATCAGTCAGTTGTTGGATGTATTGGCATATAATACGTATTATACAGCGTTTAACACCAACATGGTGGTAAATGAGTTGTTCCTTGATTCAGCGTCTCTCAGGGATAATGTAGTCTCTCTGGCAAAGCAATTAGGTTATACACCAAAGTCAAGAATTGCACCAAGTGCAACAATTGATTTAGAGATTACATTTCCTGGAACTGCTCCTGTTTCTGTTACTATAAAGGCAGGTAGTGGATTTGTTACTAATTTTGATGGCAGTCTATATCGTTTCATAGTTAAGGATGACTATAAATCTATAGTTAATAATAATGTTGCATCATTTGATGGGTTAATAGTATATGAAGGTTCTTATGTTAGCACAAAGACTGTTGTTGACACATCTTTAAATAATCAGAGATTTATAATAGATAATCCTTCTACTGATGTCAGTACAATTAAAGTAAAGGTATGGGATTCACAGAACTCTTCTGTATATAATCTATATGAACAAGCTAACAATATTTTAGATATTACTTCTGATGATAAAGTTTATTTTATTAATGAGATTG